AAAGTCGGAAGTTGCAGCGGGAAACTTTACAACAGCATCGTCATCATCGAAGTCTGCCGAAGAAATCTCTGTCATACGCCCAGTGTATTTGTCGTATTCCAACAAACATCCTACGCCCGTTTCGCCCGTCCATCTGTTCTTCAGGACCCTAACAACGGTCATGTTGCCTGTCTCCTGGTCCTGTTGGTCCCGTTCACATCCCAGTACGATATCTGAGAGTTGTGCGATACCAGCGGAACCCCGTAACTGAGCCAATGTTGTACGACCACCTTCCTCATGTCCCTTGCCTTCAGGACGCTTGAGGTGACTCACAAGAATGAGGCCAATCTTTAGTTCTTCCACTAAGGCCCGACACTTGGTCATGGTGTTGTCTATGAGGCGTCTTTCGTCGCCCCCTTCCATGCCCGAAACCACGATTGATATATGGTCGAGTATCACCCACCCACATTCACACCCACTGGCAAGATACCTAATCTTATCCATGAGGTTTTGGCTGTCAGTAGAACCCCAATGGTCGTACAGGTAGACCCTTCCTGTACCAAGGGTGCTGTCAAAGGCTTCCTTCAGTTCGTCTTGTGATACCTCAACGGTTCCAAGATGAAGGGGTTTGTTTATGGCTAGTGACATGAGGCCCAAAGAGGTACGCTTGACGCTCTCTTCAAGTGCTATGTAACCCACGGTTTCCCCCTGTGTCAGAAGGAAGTGGGAGAACTCACGGCAAAGCTGTGACTTACCTATTCCAGAACCAGCGGTAACAGTGACAATCTCACCCTTTCGCATCCCAAGGGTCTTAGCGTTAAGGCCAGCATAGGGGTAGTCGAAGGATACTGTATTGTCCTCACTGGTCACTACGTCCCAAAGCTCAGTACCATTGACAATCCCATCGGGTCTGAAGGGCTTGGCATCGAACATGGCGTTGGTGATTTCCTTGGTATCCCCAGCAACCAACATTTCATTGGCATCTTTTCGGGGTAACATGGCAATCTTAGCTTTACCCGCAGGGAACAAACCAGCACATTCCTTTGCTGCTTCCTTACCCGCATCGTCACTGTCGAACATCAATATGACGCTCTCAAATTTGCAGAGCCACTCAAGTTGCTTTTGCATGGCTTTCTTTGCACCCTTTGAGCCTGTCGGGACAGACACTACGGGCCAATTCTTGCCGATTACTTGAGATACAGAGAGGCAGTCTATCTCACCTTCTACAACCACCAATCTCTTGCCGCCATCGCGCCACATCCATTGACCATAAAGGCCAGCTTCTTTCGTATCCCCAATGAACAAAAAGTCCTTATTGGGAAAACGTAGTTTCTGGGCAACCGTTGTGCCGCTGTTGTTTTTATAGTTGGCTATCTGAACAGTCTTACCCTTGAACTTACCAATCTGGTAATCAAATCTCTTGGTAGTCTCTTCAGTGATGTGGCGTTTTGCTAACGCTCTATTATCGCCTTGGTTAACTAACTCAGTGTTCACTTTGGGTGAACTCCTTTCTTCTGTGTGTTGATTGGTTCCTTCGTAATGCCCACAAGAAAAACAGTAGCCATGCCCATCGTCGTACAGCGCGAAACCATCGGACGATGGACAGGCAGGGCATGGTGTGTGCGCTATGAACTCACTTCCGTCTCTTTCCACCATTCCCTCACATCAAAACATGGGCAGTCTTTTGCCACGTTAGGAAGGTCACGGTGGCCCAACACTTCAGCATCGGGAAACGCTACCTTCATTTGGTTGACCAGCGGCCCTAGAGCGTTCCACTGTTCATCAGTGAAGTTGTCTTCGGACTTACCGTCATCAGCGATACCCCCAGCCATACAGATGCCTACGGATTTACTGTTGATGCCTCTGGCGTGTGCGCCGACTTCGCCAAGGTCACGGCCTTCTTCGATGGTTCCATCACGCTTAATGACGTAATGGTATCCGATTTTGCGCCACCCTTTCTGGCGGTGCCATCGGTCAATATCCTTTGCTCCGATATCCATGCTGGGCTTAGTTGCACTGCAATGAATAACCACAAAGTCAGTTTCTTTGCGTTCTGCCATTTACTTTATCCAATCTTTAGGAACTTTGGTTTCTGCGTACAGAAAGCCGTGTTTCTCGCACCACTCGGCACAGGATAAACGGCTCCCTTGAACACGCCCACGGGCGTTCTGAAAAACGAACCTAACCTCTATGTCAGGGGATTGTTGTTTCAGTAGCTTGTGTTTGCGTTGGTCAGCAGATTTGAAGTAACCTTTGGCCTCAATGAAGACGCCCGAAGGCAATCTAAAATCAGGAAGGTAGTTGCGTTCTACAATGTACGGAAGGCGGTGGGCCTCGTACTCGTAGTTAACCCCTGCCCTATCTAGGGCCATGGCTACGGTCTTTTCAAAACCACTTCTAAAAGTCCTCTTCTTCGGCTTCGTTGCCTTGGGTTTGGTCTTTGAAGGGGATTTGGTCTTCTTCGTCTTCGTAGTGGTCATCACTGCTCTCTTCTTTGCTCTCGTATCCTTCCTCTTGTTTCTTGAAGCCGTAGGCCCCAGCTTCGTCACCGTCTTGACTTGGGGGTGCTACTAACTTGCAGATTTGAAGGCCCTTGAAGCGCAAGGACACACCAGCACCCATGGTCGGCACGTACCAAAGGTAAGGTTCGTAAGCGACAATGACCTCTGAGCCATTTCCAATGCTGACAGGTTTGGTAATTGGTTGGCCCTTGGCATCGAACACAGCAACGCTCATGTCCATTGGGCCTTTCTTGGTGGTGATTACGGCCTTTTGCTTAAAGGAAAACTCAAGCTCACCTGTCTCCTGCCCGTCTTCATCAAAGACTTCAGTATACGGAAGACTTGCTTCTTTAATTTTCTTCTTTGGGTTTTCTTCCTTGGCCTTTGACACAGCGGCAGCTTGGTGGCTGTCCACTCTCTCCTGTAGTTCCATGGCTTTCTCACCACTAAGCCGAAACTTTATATTGTAGACACCTTCAGCTTGGAACTTTGTGTCTGGAACAAAGGCGTTGACCCAGTAGGCTATGCCCTTACAAGTTGTGGGGTAACTCATTCAATGTATCCTCTTCATGTATGTGAGTTAACTCAGTTAATTTTTCCGCTTGGAGTGCAGAAGGTTCGATACCCGCTTCAATGAGCTTGGCTGTCAGGTCCGTGGGAATACTCATGTCCCTCAGACGATGAATTTCGTGTTGTGCAATTAGCCACTCTGTAGTTTTGGTCATGCTATAGTGTCCCGTAATATGCACACTGTACCAAAGTGGATAGTTTATGCGAAAAAGTAGCTGGATTCCTTTACCAAAGCTAGGTCCAAATCACCTTTTGCGGGGGTGTCTGGTATATCATCAACTACCTCAAGAGCACACATTCTAAACTGCTCTAGTACCTCATTCTGGGCATACATTTCGTAAAAAGCAACCCTCGTTTCTTGAAAAAGCACAGGAACATTCGAGGCATGTACCCCGTAGCTGTCATGCACCATTGCGAAGTCCTTAATGCCCCTTTCAGTACACCTGTTGATGGTCAGGGTCATCGCCGCGCTGTCCAGCGAATGTATGAAATTTGGTGAGGCCCCATTGACTGCCCTGCGCCTGTCACTGCGGGTAAAGTCCTGTTCGCGCACCTGTGGTTTGATAAGGCTGTTGTCTATGTGGGTTACTATCCTTCGGGACCTTGTTTCAGGGTACATCTGGTGGACTAAAAACCCTGTGGGTGTCTCCCAAATAACAGGAAGGTTCTCTTTGGACACGGTAGACGATATCTCCTGTAGCCAATCCATAACCACCCGCGCACTGACAATCACCTCTGAGATACATTCCCACACAATCGAACTGAGGTAGTGTGAGGGACCAAACAGGTCATGGCCCCATGGGTTACTATGCCCTGCCTCTGTGCGGTCCACTATGTAATCCTCAATGTACTTGCGGGTGCTGTAGATACGCCCACCATACGGGACAACCATCACAGGCCGCTTAGTGGTCTTGCGGGACACACCGAAGTCAAGCCATTGCTCCGCCATGGGGTCATGGGCCTTGCGGCTCTCCAAGACTTTAATTACGGCATCAGCAACGTCCTGATAAATGTCGCGGGGAGTATCACTCGGTATTAGGTTAGTGCTTTCTCCCCCAGAGGCACATAGGCCAATGGCAGATAAATGTTGCAGTCCATTGTTAGACCCATCCAAAGAGACTGGTAATCGTGAGGGCTTCCCAATCTCCGCACTGGCCCACTCAAAACAAAACGCAAGAAACATCCATGGGTCGCCAGCTTTGGTCCACATAGTATAATTCATGGGGTCGGCAGCACAGGCCCGAATGTCCATATCATGGGCCAACACCCACGCCTCACGGTCATCGAAGGAACACTTATCCTCCCCAAAGCAATTAGCCCCATGCACAGCCAACCAATACTGGCCTTCAGCGGTTAAATCTACGCCCTTAGAGAAGCGCAAGAGTGCTTTGGCATAGTCGGGGCCTTGGGGAGACAAGAAGCTACTGACAACGTACTTACGCCCACGAAAATCATTCTGCCAAACAAAGAAGAACTCACGGAACTTTTTGAACTTCTCTGCCATGCTCACAGTACGAACAAGCTGAAGCCGTTTGCTGGTTAGTCGTGCGTTGCTCTGGTGTATACGGGAAGCTGCGTGCTTCCATTCTCGGAACTGTAGAAGCTGTGCGTCACTCATATCCTTTTTCTTCAGGTCTGGGAATGGGCTTGGGGGCAACGGGTAATCCTCCCGCTGTGGTAGTCCACCCCAGCTATCTCCTGTCTCCCATGCTTGTCGCATGACCTCTAGGACCTCTGTGTTCACTTCCCAGCTAGTCGCTTGTAATGAATTGAGGGCCTCATACTCGGCTGGCATTTCGTGCCACTCCATTTCCTCTAGGTAGCGGCGGTTTACCGTTTTAACTACAGGCAGGGGCCGAATGTGCTTTGTATGGTATCCTCCACCGAAAGGACCGTGCCAGTGACGGGGCGGTATAACACAGGGCATGTATCGGGGGCTTATGACTTCGCCTTTGAGGTTGATATTCTCAATCCATTCCAAAGTCTCTTTGGTGGGCTGTAGATACAGGACCCGCTTAGTTCTCCCAAATGTGTGGGTAGTCAATTCAAACAAACCTGTTGCCTGAATAATTAGGTCAATCATTTTACACCCAAGGTGCATTTTTTCTTGCTTGGACCATGGCTCATAATCAATCAGGGCCTTTTTGTTCATGGTGTGGATGATTGCATATCGACGGTAATAGCGGTTGCTGGTTCGCTTATTCACCTCGTCTTTGATACGCCGAAACCACATTGGTTCCTGATTGTCGAACAAGGTAAACTTGAACTGGTCCTCAAGCATCCCCGCGATTGACATAGCGGCCTTGGTCAAGGTCTGGTTTTTACTCACGCTATCCATGGTAGATTTTAAGGACAGGTATGCGGCAGTCTCAGGCTCTAAAAGGGATACTAAGTGTCCCGCACTGGATAGCCGCCCAGCCTTCCCCGTAAACGCCTCGTCAAGAAAAGCGTTTATAGCAAACACCACGCCGTCTACTGATTTCTTCATGGCAAGGATTCCATAGAGGGTGGTACTTTCGTTACCTTGGCCCTGTGCCTTCAAGACCTCTGAGCGATAATAGTCTACGCCCTTTTGCTGCATGTCTGCCTCAAGGTTTCTCTGTATTTCGTAGAGATGATTATTCATTATGTTTCCTTGGTTGATTGTAGCCACCACGCCACAGGATTTTGTGGCATGGGGTATAAAGTCTAACACATGTGGATACGTTCAGGATAAACCTACAATAAGCCAATATAGCTATATTTTAAAGGGTATACCAATGTGGACAGGTTTGTGGTTACATTTTAAGACTAAGTTTATGGTGCGGGTGACGGGACTCGAACCCGTAAGCCGTTGAAAGCGAGGGATTTTAAGTCCCTTGTGTATACCAATTCCACCACACCCGCGCCACAATGCCCCGTGTATGCCACAGGAAATGCCACATTTTCACACAGTAGACATATTGTCTAGTGCTGCTATTGCGTTTCCTAGGTTTGCATCGGCAATCTTAGCGTATCGCATAGTAACCTGAATGGTCTTGTGGCCCATAAGTTTCTGAACGTGTTGGATTGGTACGTCCCTCTGAACCAAGCGGGAAGCAAAGGTATGACGCAGGGTATGCCATACAACGTCCTTATCCATGTCAGCATGGTACTTTACGCGATACCATGGGGTCCTGTTGATGTTGGTCTGTGGAAACACAAGAGAGGTCCTATGTTCACACTGAGATACACGCGACTCAAGGACAGCCCTAGCCCGTTTAGTCAACGGTATAACACGGCCCTTCATATTCTTGGTTATCCAAACCCCAAGGCCCTGCCTAGTGATATCTGCGGGTGTTATGCGAAACAACTCACCACGCCTAACCCCTGTATCAAGGGCAACCACAATGGCGTCCCTAACGTGTAGATACCCTAGTTCCTGTGCGCTGCGGATAATCCTATCACACTCAGAAGTGGTCAACCATCGAAGACGGTGTTCCCCTTCAGGCT